CTAGAGACGCCGCGCGCCCAGGCTCACCGCCCGCGCCAGGGCCTGGGCCAGCTGGGCGTCGGAGCGCACCAGGCCGCCGACCTCGCCGCCCTGGACGTTGACCGTCACCGATACCCCGCCGCCAGCGCCAACCGGCTCGATGCTGCCCGCGCCCATGGGACGGAACACCTCCGGCCCGCGCTCGCCGACCAGATAGGCGCCGCCCGGCAGCACCGGGCCACCGTCGGCCCGGGTTCCTGAAAAGCCGCCGCCGAAGCTCTTGCCCAGCGCCTCGCCCAGGCCGCCCTTCAGGGCCGATCCCGCCGCGCCCAGCACCGCGCGGGCCAACTCGCCCAGCGACACCTGGCCGTCGGAGGCGGCGCGGGCCAGTGACCTTGCCAGCGAGGCCCCGGCGCGGGCGAAGGCGTCGTCGATCGAGCGCGCGGCGCGTTCGGCGGGGGCCTTCAGGGCGTCCAGGGCCGCGGCCGCCTCGGCGGCGCGGGCGGGGACGGCGGAGAGGCCGTCGGGTTCAAAGCTCATCGAGGATCCTCGTCGGGATAGCGGGCGATCAGGGCGGACAGGCCCGGGCGGGTCAGCACCGGGGCCGGCGGCGTCTCGGTCAGGGCCCGCCACTCCACCAGCGACAGACGCCAGAAGGCCTCGGGCGGGATGCCCAACCGCACGGCCAGGCGCAGCGGCTCGGACCAGCTCACGCGCAGGCCGCGAGCGCGGCGGCCAGGGCGCTGGCGGCCTCGGGGACCGTGGCCCGGGCGGCGATGTCCGGAGACTCGCCACCGCCGTCCAGCAGGGCGGCGAGCACGGCGCTCAGGTCCCGGGCGCTGAGGGTGGCGATGCGGTCGGGCAGTTGCGACCAGTCGGACAGGCCCAGGGCGGCCTCGATGCGCGCCAGGGCGCCGAGCGTCAGGCACAGCCGCCGCGGCGCGCCGGCCAGGGTGACGACGACCTCGCCGCGGGCGGGGTTGGGAGGGAGCATGGGGGTTTCCTTTTTTGCTTGCCCCCTCCGGGCCTGCGGCCCTCCTCCCCCGGAGGGGGAAGAAGGGAGCGCGCGAACCTTCCGCCCCCTCCGGGGGCGGACGACCTGCGCAGCAGGTCAGGTGGGGGCAAGTGACCGGGCTAGATCGCCGTGAACGTCACCGCCCCGGCCGACGCCAAGCTCAGCGCGAACGCCGCCTCGCCGTCATGTTCGCCGGCATATTCCAGGGCCGCGACGATGAAGGCCCCCTCCAGCTGGCCGAAGTCCGGGACGATCAGCCGCCAGGTCCGGGCCGACTGGTCGAAGAAGCTCTGGCGCACCTGGGCGTCGGAGGCCGCGTCGCGGAACACGCCGGAGCCCGACACGGCGACCGAGCGCACCCCGGCCCCGGCCAGCAGCTCGCGCCAGCGGCCGGCGCTGTCGCTGTCGGTGGCGTCGATGGTCTTGGCGTTCAGGCTGATGGTGCGGGCGCGCAGGCCCGCGACGGTGACGAAGCTGGAGGCCCCGTCGCTGATCTTCAGCAGGATGTCCTTGCCGGCTTGGGCGGCCATGGCGGTGTCCTTTCTAGGGGGCTTCGGTCACCGCCCGCACGCGGACGATGCCCAGGGTGGTCTCGCGGTCGGCGCCGGCGAAGACGTCGGCATAGGGGACGCGCAGGTTGACCAGGCGACGGCCGGCCAGGGTCGGCTTGGCGTCGTGCAGGGCCGCGCGGACGGCGGCGACCAGGGCGCGGGCCTCCTCCGGCCCGCCGAACCGGCTGGCGCAGGTTAGGGTCAGCAGGTGCTCGATCCCTTCCCCGTCGACGCCGCCGACCGGCCGGCCTTCGGAGCGCGAGACGACGACGCAGGGATAGGTCGGCAGGCGCGGGGCCATGGCGTGGATCCGCTGGCCGACCACGGCGGTGACGGCGGGCGCGGCCTTCAGGGTCGCCACCAGCGCGTCGATCAGGGGCTTGTCGGTCACAGCCGGGCCTTTCGATAGGGGGTCAGCCACGGCTCGACGAGGGACAGCGAGGGCTCTCCGGCGTCGCGATGCTCGTAGGCGTGGGCGACCAGGGTCAGGACCGACAGCCGCAACGGGGCGGGACTGGTCGGGGCCAGGGCGACGCCGGCGGCGCGCGAGACGCGGGCCTCGGCGGCGTCGATCAGGATCGTCAGGACCGCGTCGTCCGAAGTATCGGGCGCGCGCAGGAACGCCCGGGCCTCGGCCAGGGTCAGGGATTGGGGCATGGGGGATTTCCAGGGATGGGGTCACTTGCCCCCTCCGCGCTTCGCGCTCCTCCCCCGGAGGGGGAAGAAGGATCGCGCGAACCTTCCGCCCCCTCCGGGGGCGGACGACCACGCGGAGCGTGGTCAGGTGGGGGCAAGTGACCGGGCTAGACGTCTAGCTCACCGCGAACTTCAGCAGCTTCACGGCGTCGAAGTTCTGCACGCCGCCGCCGACGCGCTTGGTGGTGTAGAACAGCACGTGCGGCTTGGCCGAGTACGGGTCGCGCAGCACCCGCACGCCGGCGCGGTCGACGATCAGGTAGCCCTTCTCGAAGTCGCCGAACGCCACCGGACAGGTGTTGGCCGCCACGTCGGGCATGGCCTCGATCTCGGTGACCGGGAAGCCCAGCAAGCTGGCCGACTGACCCGGCTGCAGGGCCGCGTTCCAGATGTAGTTGCCTTGCGCGTCCTTGAACTTGCGCACGGCGCTGACCGAGCGGCGGTTCATCACGAAACGGCCGTTCTGGCGGTACTGGGTCTTGGCCGCGTAGATCAGGTCGATCAGCTTGTCGGTCGGGTTGGTCGCCGGCCAGCCGCCCGCCACGCCGGTGGCCAGATAGCCGACCTGGCCCCACGCGTACGAGGCGTCCGGCGCGGCCGTGTAGGCCAGCAGGCCCTTGGGCTTGTTGACCCCGTCGCCGGTCACGAAGGCCGAGGTCTCCTGGGCGGCGAAGGCGTCCTGCACCTCCTCGGCCAGCCACTCGTCGATGCTGACATAGGCGTCGTCCAGCAGGGCCTGGGTGGCGGCCGGGCTGGCGTAGAGCTCGCCGGCCGGGAAGTCGATCACGTCCAGGGTCGGCGCGGTCGTCTCGGGCCGGGCGGCGGTCTCGGCCACCCAGGCGGCGGCCAGGCCGGTCGGCGACACCGGCTTACGGAACGTGCCCGAGCCGATGGTGCGGACCTGGCATATTTCCCGCATAGGGCTGGTCGCCGCAAGGCGACGCAGGATCAGCCGCTCCAGCTCCGGCGGGGCGACATAGCCGCCGGCCGTGGCGGTTCCTTCCGACAGGCCCTTGGCCTCGAGCAGGCTGGCCGTGGTCTCTCCGGTCTTCACATAGTGGTCGAAGGCGGCCTTGCGCTCGTCCACACGCGCCAGCGGCGCGTCACCGCCAAGACCAGGCCTGCGCAGATCGGCCATCAGCCGGTCCAGGCGGTCCTGGGCGCGGCCGACCGCCTCGTCGATGCGGCCGACCTTCTCCTCCAGCAGGACGTCGGCCCGCTTGGTCTCGATGGCGGCCAGCCGCGTGTCGTTGGCGGCCTTGAAGCTCTCGAACGCGGTGAGCACGTCCGCCAGCGCCGCGCGAGCCTCGGGCGAGGCCGCGTGTTTGGTTTCCTTCATGGGGATCTCCGGTTTGATAAGAGAATCTGCTCCCCCGTTGAGGGAGCTGTCGGCGGAGCCGACTGAGGGGACTAACTGGACGTGTGCCGAGCTGCCCCTCCGGCCCTCTGGGCCACCTCCCCCAGAGGGGGAGGAGAGGGTCACGCCACGGTCAGCCGCGCGCCCGGCAGCATCGGGAAGGTCACGATCGACACCTCCCAGAGCTCGACGCGGGACAGCACGCGCAAGCGATCCTGGGTGCGGGCCTTGACCTGGCGAAAGCCGATGGAGAGGCCGTCCAGGGCGCCGGCCTCGACCAGCGCCGCGACCAGGCGGCCTCGGGGTGTCGACCGCAGGATCCGGCCGCGAACGAACAGGCCCTTGGTGTCCTCGACCACGTCGTCCCAGACCCCGACCGGCTCGGCCTCGTCATGCTGGTGCAGCATCTTGACCGGCGCGCCGGCCGCCAGGCTGTCGGCGAAGGCCCCGGCGGCGGTGACGTCGTCATTGAGGTCGCGGGTCCAGAACAGCGAGGCGTAGCCTTCGATCTTCAGGTCAGTGTCCATGTCCTTGATCATGGGGCGCGCTCCAGTCGGGCTTCGATGCGGGCCAGGCTCTGGCGGCTGGCGTCGGCCTGCGCCTCCAGCCGCGCCAGGCGTTCGGCGACCGGGGCCTGGGCCTCGAGCCGGCGCTGCACCTCGTCGATCCGGGCCGTGGCCTTGCCGGCCCACAGCAGGGCGGCGGCGGCCTGCAGCGCCACGGCGACCAGCACGGCGGCGGAGACCTGGCGGTCCAGCCGCCAGCGGTTCACGGGGGCGCTCAATGCTCCAGCCCCGCCAGCCGTCGGCGCTCGGCGTCGGTCAGGAAGCTGGCCGCTTGCAACCGGCTCCACAGGGCGTCGCGTTCGGCCGACAGGGCCGGGACGGCGTCGAGGTCGGGGGCGATGCGCGCGCCGGGGAACTTGGCGGCCAGCCAGCCTGTCAAGGCCCGCGCCGCCCGCTCGGCCAGCGGGACCACCGTCCCGCGCCAGAACGCGGCGTTGGCCTCGCGATAGTTGGCGTAGGTATTGTCGCCGGGAATACCGAGCAGTTGCGGCGGGACGCCGAACGCCAGGGCGATCTCGCGGGCCGCGGCGTGCTTGCCGTCGGTGAAGTCCATCTCGGCCGGGGTCAGCGACATGGCCCGCCAGTCGAGGCCGCCCTCCAGCAGCAGCGGTCGGCCGGCGTTGGCGGTCCCCGACTGGGCCGTGGCCAGCTCGGTCTTCAGCCGGTCGAACTGCTCGTCGGTCAGGCGGTCGCCGGCGTCCTTGCTGGAATAGACCAGCGCCCCCGACGGCCGCGCGGAGTTGTCGAGCAGCGCCTTGTTCCAGGCGCTGGAGGCGTTGTGCACGTCGATCGCGAACGCCGCGGCCTCCAACGGCGAGAAGCCGTAGTGGTCGTTGGTCGGGTTGAACAGTTTCAGGTGCAGCACCGGCAGCCAGCCGTCGGCGTCGCGGGTGATACGCACCGTGCGTCCGGCCGCCTGGTAGTCATAGGCCAGCGGCCAGCCGCGCGGGCCGGGGACCACGGTCATCCGGTCGGGGCGCAGGGCGTAGAGCTCGGAGGGCTGGGCGTCGCCAGCCGCTTCCAGATAGGCGTTGCCGGCGACCTGCAAGCTCCCGAAGAACGCCTCCATCAGATCGGGCCCGCCCTGTTCGGGATTGGGCCGGTCGAGCAGGCGTTTCAGCGGATGGTCGTCGGCGCGGCGGCCATCGACGAACACCGCCAGCGGCGTCGACGCGGCGGCCTCGGCGATCATCCGCACGCAGCGATACGCGACGGGGTTCTTGGCGAAGCCTTCGCTGGCCAGCGCCGCATAGTCGCGCGGCGTCCACTGCGGCCGACCGCCCGTGGTCAGGGCGATGAGACGCGCGGCGCGGGAGTCTTTGGCCTCCGGCGGGCGGGGTTTGAAGAGGGGCATGGGCGCTCCCGATGATTGAGAACAAAATGAGAACAATCTATAGTGGCGGCCACCTCCTTCTTCCCCCTCCGGGGGAGGAGGGCCGCAGGCCCGGAGGGGGCAAGTCAGGGAGTTCGCGATGCCAGCGCCCAAGACGACCATCGCTAATGCGCGACGCCTCAGGAAGGAAATGTCCAAGCCAGAGATGAACCTCTGGCACGGCTTGAGACGCGGTGGTCTGGATGGTCTGAAGTTCCGAAGACAGCACCCGATGGGGCCTTATGTGCTCGACTTCTATTGCTCGGCGCTAAGGTTGGCCGTGGAGGTGGATGGTTACGCGCACTGCGTCGGATCACGCCCTCGGCGGGATGTGGTTCGCGATCAGTGGTTATTCGCGGTTGGCGTGCGGACGCTTCGAATACCGGCGCACGAGGTGATGCGGTCGGTGGACGACACGCTGTCGACGATCCGAGAGCATGTGGCTCACTTGCCCCCTCCGGATGCTGCGCATCCTCCTCCCCCGGAGGGGGAAGAAGGATCACCTTCCGCCCCTTCCGGGGGCGGACGACCCGCGCAGCGGGTCAGGTGGGGGCCGCGCGGCGGTTAGAGACTCCGCAACCTCGGCGTCCCCCTGCTCCCCAGCATCAGCTCACTCACCGCCCAGACCAGCGCATCCGCCCGGTCCGGACTGTGCTCCAGATCCCCCGAGCCCAGGGCCATCAGCTCCTCCTCCAGCGCCACGAAGGCGCCGCAGTGGAGCACCCGGCCTTGCTCGTACAGGGCCGCCACCGGCTCGGCCCGGGCGCGTTTGCCGATCGAGGCGCGGACCAGTTTCACCCGGCACGGCGGGTCGGCTTGCGCCAGCACCGAGCGGACCATGTCGCCGCCCTGGTTGGCCTCGGCCACTAGGGCGTCGGCGCTCCAGGCCTTGGCGGCGGCCACGGCCTTCTTGGCCCAGCCGGCGGGGGACAATCCCCGGGCGGTCTCGTCGGCCAGGACGAAGACGCGGTCGTCGCGCCGGCCCACCACCACGATGCCGCAAGCGTCGCCGGTCGCGGTGGCCGGCGGGTCCACCGCCACCACCACGCGGTCGAACCGCGCCGGCTTGGCGGCCCGGCACCTTGCCAGGTCCTCGGCGCGAAACAGGCCGCCGTCGGTCTCGACAATGACCCCGTCCAGCTCCTGGGCGGCCAGGCGGGTGCCGCCATAGAGGCTCTCCAGGGTCCGCAGGAAGGCGGGCGCCAGGTTGCCGGCGTTGGCGGCGGTGCCGGCGCGGGTCACGTGGACGCCGGACTCGGCCATCAGGGCCTTCAGCGCGCGGATCGGCCGGGGCGTCGAGGTGACGGCCAGGCGCGGATCCTGGCCCAGCCGCAGGCCGAAGCGCAGCATGGCCAGGGTTTCGGACGGCCTCCTCCAGGCGCAGAACTCGTCGGCCCAGGCGGCGTGGAACTGCGGCCCGCGCAGGCTGTCGGGATCCTCGGCCGAGAAGGCGTAGGCGGTCGCGCCATTGGGCCAGACCAGGCGCCGGCGCGAGGCTTCCCAGCGGGGGCGGAACAGCGGTCCGCCCATCGCCTTGAGACCCGACGGTCCCTCGATCATCACCTCGCGCACGTCGTGCAGGGTAGGGCCGATCAAGGCCAGGCTCGGATAGGTCAGAGCATTCCAAGTGACCCAGCGGGCGCCGGCGAAGGTTTTGCCCGCGCCGCGCCCGCCCAGCATCAGCCAGGTGGTCCAGGGCTTGTGCTCCGGCGACTGCTGGTGCTCCAGCGGTTCAGCCAGGATCGCGCTGAGCAGGCGCTGCTGATCCGGCGGCTCCAGCCCCGCCGTCGCCTCCGCCATCAGCCTGATCAGCTCGGCGCTTTCTCTCAATGAGATCAGCGACGCGAGCGAAGCGGGCGACAAGAGCGGCTTGAAGCTCTTCGGGGTCGTCCGGGATGTCGGCAT